AAAGCTGATAGAGATGACCAGAGGAAAGATTAATGGCTGCAAGTTATAAAAAAAGAGGACTTACAAAAAAAGAAATAGAACAAGAAGAAGCTGCAAAAGCTAGAGTGGGTGCATGGTTTTTATTTATGGGTTTAATTATATTTGCATTAGTTTTAGTTCAAAACACTAAAGCAGACGAAATGGTACATAAGTTTAAGTCTCCATCATTTTCTGGTATAGGTACATCTGCACACTATCTTACTATTGAGAATCAACAGTTTAATCGTAAGCAAGCACTAAAAGCAGAAATAAAAGCTTTACAAGACGAAATAGAAAGAGACAAAGAAAACACAACATTAGCTAGGTTTATTCGTAACTTAGAATCAAGAATATATGCACAATTATCAAGACAGCTAGTAGAAAACCTATTTGGAGAAACTCCTAGCGATAGTGGTGTGCTAGAGTTAGAAGGTAACAGGATAGAGTATAATGTTGTAGATGGAATAATAACTTTAAAAATAACAGACTCAGATGGCAATACGACAACTATATCCCTTCCTATTGGTAGCTTTACTTTCTAGCTGTGCATTAATAATAGATCCATTAGAAAACAACCTACCTCCATTCCAAAAAATAGAAAAACCTACAATAGGAACATTACTTGTTCCTGAACTAGCAAACATACAAACAGCTAACAAAAAAAAACCAGTTGTAGCTATTTATGCAGCTTCTTTCACAGATCAAACAGGACAAAGACGAAGTAATAGTTCGTACGCAACTTTTTCATCAGCAGTAACCCAGGCACCAGACGCATACTTAATTAGAGCCTTAAAACACGCTGGTAGTAGATATGATGGTTTTTTTGAAGTGGTTGAAAGAGTTGGTTTAGACAATGTAACCAAAGAAAGACAGATTATTAGGAGTGCTAGACAAGAAAATAAAAATAAACAAAAGCTACCAGATTTATTATTTGCAGGTTTGATAATGCAAGGTGGCGTGATATCATACGAAAGCAACGTAAAATCTGGTGGTGCAGGTGCTAGATACTTAGGCATTGGAATGTCTAGGCAATACAAGCAAGACACCGTAACCATATCTTTACGCACAGTTTCCGTCAGTACAGGAAAGGTACTGCTAGAGGTTCTTGTAACCAAAACAATATTAAGTGCATCTATAGATCAAGATGTATTTAGGTTTATAACCGATTCAACAGAACTTGTTGAAATAGAAAACGGTTTAGTAAGAAACGAATCTATTAATATTGCCTTACAAACAGCTATAGAAACGGCTGTATTACAAACAATTAAGGAAGGAATTACAAATGGATATTGGAAAATTAATGAGCCTAATTGTACTGATGAATGTGTCAGTGCTATACGCGGCTGATAACGAAATATATATAGACCAAAGCGGTGCCACAGCAAACATAGACTTAGAACAGTTAGGATCATCTAACATTATTGGTGGTTTAAACTCTGTTGCAGGAACGCTTACAGCACTAGATTTGGATGGCTTAAACTTAACACTAGATATAAACCAAATAGGTAATACCAATAAATTTTTAGGCGATATTCTAGGTGATAATATTACAGGTTTTTTTGAATTTGATGGAGATAGCAATACCTTTACTATTCAAGGGGATCCTACAGACACTTATGGTATTGATGGTTCAGATTATAACGTAGACGTAACTGGTAGCTCTAATACTTTTACCTTAGATACAGGAACATCTGCACTTGCAGGTTCTCTTGATTTAGACTGGATTATTAATGGTGACAGCAACACATTTGATTTTGATATAAACTATGATGGTGCTACTAACTATGTAGATGTAGATGGAGATAGCAACACAGTAAACTTTACAGGAAGCGGATATGCAGGTGGTTACTTCTATCTCGACCAAACAGGAAACAGCAGAACATTCAACATCATACAGTCATCAACTCTTGCTAGTGATTGGCTACAGATTAACTCTACTGGTTCTAACGGTACTGTTTGTGTCGTTCAGAACGATGGCGGAACAACCACAAGCTGTTGATATAGGAAATGTATCTGAACTAAATGGTTCAGCACAAATTGTAAGAGACAAGCCATATCAAGCAGAAGAGTCTTTTGAAATACAACAAAATGATGAAGCCATTACTACCAATGGGCGTATGGCTATTACGTTCCTGGATGACTCCAAGGTAAGACTTACAGAAAACTCTCAGCTCACCATAGACGAATACATCTTTGACCCTAACCCCAGTAAATCTAAAATGGCTATTACCTTTGGTTTAGGTACAGCTAGGTTTATTACTGGCGGTCTAAACAAAATAGATAAAAACAATATAGATCTTAAAACACCCACAGCAAACATAGCAATTCGTGGTACTGATTTCACAGTTACGGTAGATGAAATCGGCAGGTCTTTGCTAATACTTCTTCCAGATGAATTTGGTAATTCTAGTGGTGAAATATTGGTCACTACAGCTATGGGTACAGTCACACTTAACAAACCATACGAAGCTACAACAGTAGATGTTTTTGAAAAATCACCTAGCTCACCTGTAATCTTAGACTTAACGCTAGACCTTATAGACAATATGCTTATTGTTAATCCACCTAAAGAAGAGGTGGCTATAGAAGAAACAACACAAACCAAAAAGAAAAACATACTAGACTTTGATGGTTTAGATGAGGACTTTTTAGAAGAAGATTTTTTAGATTCAGAAAAAGAACTAGAATTTACAGAACTTGATATTAATTATCTTGATGTAAACTTTTTAGAAGATTTACTAGATGTTTTAGATGCACTACAAGAAATACAACAAGAAGATCAATTAGCACAAGATGCTACATCTACCAATATTGTTGGTACTAAGCTAGGTCAAGACTTAAACACTCAAATAACATCTTTTATAACAGGAGAGGTCTTGACTTTAATACGTAGTGTTAGTGATGCAGCTAGAGTAGATATAGACTCTTCTGGAAGTTATACAGTCATCTTCATACAAGATGGTACTTCTAATTTAATTAAAATAAATGGTGGAAATGGTAGTATTATAAAAATAACTCAGAGTAATTAATGAAACGACTATTATTACCTATACTTATATTACTATCTTTACCTTTAATATTTCAAAGCACACCTACAGAAATACTTAAGTTAAAAATATTTGATGCTTTTGTAACAACACCCGAGCCAAGCGGTAATTTTGTAATATTAAACATTACTGAAAACGATGTATCAGAGCAAGGAGGTTGGCCATTCCCTAGAAGAAGTCTTGCAAAAATTCAAGTAGATCTTATCAATGCAGGGGCTATGGGAGTTGGTTGGGTTATAGGATTTCCACAAGCTGATCGTATGGGTGGTGATGAAACCTTTGCTACTACTTTAGGTTATGCACCATCTGTGCTGGCTATGTTTGAAAACGCAAATGGTAAGTATCCTAAAACAACTGGAACAGTTATAAAAGGTAATGATATAGGTGGTATGTTTACACCAGGCGTTATACAAAATATTGATATCTTACAAGATCAATCAAATCAAGGTATAGCAAGTGCACCGGTTGATATAGATAATTTAGTTAGAAAAATACCATTATTATTAAAAACACCAGATGGATATGTATCTTCTTTTGGCACAGAAGTCTTAAAAGTATTAACAGGTGCTAAAACTTACATTATCACTACAAATGATAATGGTATACAAGAGATATCAGTCAGAGGAATACCACCAGTCAAAACAGATAGTCTTGGTCGTAAGTGGATTAGTTGGGTTAATACACCACAAACAACATTAAAAGAAATGGATGTAGCAGGTAAATTTGTTTTTGTTGGAGTCACTGCCCCAGGAATCATGCCGCAAGTTGCAACTCCGGTTGGATTATTAGAGCCACATAAAATTCAAGCAGCATTATCTGAGTCAATTTTGTTAGAAAACTCTCCTTTTATCCCAGATTTTGCTCTTGCGTTGGAAATATTAATTTTTGCAATATTTGTGTCGTTGACATGGCTTGTAATTAACTATCTTGGTATAACCAAAGGCGTAAGTCTAGCTGTAATTTTACTCTTTACTACAAGCCTTACAGGAGCTTATAGCATTCAAAAGGGTTATTTAATAGATTTTTCGTGGACTTTTGTATCACAATTTATTACTGGTGCTATAGCTTTCTATTTAAACTTTAGAAAACAGTTTAAATTGCGTCAACAAATTAAAAAACAATTTGAACATTACTTAGATCCAAGGCAAGTTAAAAAACTACAAGATAATCCTGGATCATTAGTTTTGGGTGGAGAACGAAGATATTGCACATTTTTATTTACAGACGTTAGAGGATTTACGGCAATGTCTGAAAAGTTAGAGCCAGAAGAAGTAACTAAAATTATGAACAAAGCATTAACAATTCAAGCTGATGCAGTAAAAGAATATGGGGGTATGGTAGATAAATACATAGGTGACGCTATGATGGCTATCTTTAATGCACCAATAGATTTACCAAACCATGAAACTGCTGCTGTTCTTTGTGCTAGAGACATTCAAGAAAACATTAAAAAAGCAGATATTGATGTTGAAATTGGCGTGGGAGTAAATAGCGGTTTTGCAGTAATTGGCAATATGGGTAGCAATACTAGATTTGACTATACTGCTATAGGAGATGCTGTAAATCTTGCAGCAAGACTTGAAAGCTCTACAAAGGAGGTTGGAGAAGATATTGTTATAGGTTATGATACGATTAATGCAAAAGATTTTAGTGATCAAATAACCCTAAAAGAACTTGATAGCATAAAGGTAAAAGGCAAAGAAAAATTTATAAATATTTATACAATCTTATGACAAATTCAAATGAAGCAATAACTAAAATAGAAGCACACGAAAGAGAGTGTACAATTAGGTACTCAAATATAGAAAAAAGATTAGAAGACGGCTCAAAGCGTTTTGACAAGTTAGAAAACATGATATGGGCTGTTTATCCGTTTATTTTACTTTCTGTGGTTTTATCTAGATTTGTATGAGCAAAATACTAATAGGCATAATACTTGTTATGTCTCTTATTACTTTTTATTTATATAATCAAAACAAAGTCCTTTCAGCTAACAACCTTGCATTAGAAGGTGCTGTAGCCACACAGGAAGAAGCTATACAAAATTTACAAAACGATTTTCAACTACAAACTTCTAGTTTATTAGACTTACAAAGTCGCAATCAACAAATTCAACAAGAAATGACAAGGTACCTTGACATATTCAAAAGACACAATCTAACCAAATTAGCAGCAGCTAAACCAGGTTTAATAGAACCTAGGGTAAACAAAGGAACAAAAGATGTATTTGATAGCATTGAAGAAGACAGCCGTAACATTGATAGTCTTGATGATGGCTTGCAGTTGCAGTCTGCTACCAACTAAACAAATAGAAATTACTGCAAAACCAATGGAAAGAACCATTGTTCAACCTATTATGCCTAGACAAATAGATCTTAAGGATCCGTATTGGTATGTTGTCTCTGATAAAAATATAGAAGAATTTTTAGCAAAAGTTGAGAAAGACCAAGGTCAAGTGGTATTCTTAGCTATGTCTGTGCCCGATTACGAGCTTATGGCATATAATATGCAAGAATTAAAAAGGTATATAAATGAACTTAAAGAAGTTGTTGTCTATTATAAAACAGTTACTACAAAGGAGCAGTAATATGAATATATCACAAGAAGGCTTGTCCCTTATTAAAAAGTTTGAAGGCTGTGAATTAGAGGCATATAAATGTGCTGCTGGTGTTTGGACAATAGGATATGGTTCCACTAAAGGTGTTAAAGAAGGAGATGCTATTACTCAAGAAGAAGCAGATAAATTACTTTTACATGAAATGGAAGAGTACGAAGGTTATATTAATGATATGGTTAATGTTGATTTAGAACAAAACCAATTTGATGCTATGGTTTCTTGGGTATTTAACTTAGGACCTGCTAATCTAAAAGCTTCTACTTTATTAAAAGTATTAAATGCTAAAGATTATGAAGGCGTACCAGCACAAATAAAAAGATGGAACAAGGCTGGAGGCAAAGTGTTACAAGGTTTAATAAGAAGAAGAGAAGCGGAATCTTTGTTGTTTGCAGGCAAAGAATGGCATGAGGTTTAAAAATGCCGTTGCAGAAACTTACATTTAGACCAGGTATTAACAGAGAAGGTACTGCTTATGATAACGAAGGCGGTTGGTTTGACTGTAATTTAGTTCGTTTTCGTAAAGGTAGACCAGAAAAGTTTGGTGGTTGGGAAAAATTAACAACTAATACTTAT